AACAACTCCTGCATGGTCCCGGGCTCCAACGCCACCATGGGGGTGAAGCCATCCGAGGCGAGGTTCAGCGGCGCACCGGTCACCGGGTCTACCGGGGTCTGGATGTCATCCGGTGAAGGCTTTTTGATAAAGCCGGCGAACAGGTTGGCCACCTCCTGGCGGAACAACACCGCATCGTCGTAGTTGTCCAGGCTGCGCAGGCGCTTGAGCACCGGTGACAAGCGCGGCAGACCACGCAACTGACCCGGTTCGACCGGCTCAAAAATGTGCAGCACCTGGCTGGCTGGTACGCGCACCAACTGGTTGTAGCCACTGTTCAACGACGCGGCATCGCCGGGATGCGAGCGATACATCCAGTACGCCACCCGGCGACTGTCCGGGCTGAACTCAATGCCGGCGCGAATGACGTTGCCGTTACGGGCCATTTCGGACTTGTCGTGTGGCACAAACTCCGGCGCCAGCACCTGGAGTTGCAGTGGCACCACCAGCCCCTCATCGAGGCTGCGCGGGCGCAAGCGGACAAAACATTCGCCAGCCGTTTCCACCGTCCGGGCAATCAACGCCTGCTGTCCGTAGAAGTCGGTCAGGCCATCGGCGTCGGATTCTTCGGTCCAGTCGGCCCAAAGCTCCTGCAGCAGATGCCGAAGCTCGTCATCCTGGGTTTTCGGCCGTGGCGTGATTCCGGTGCCGATCAGATTGCTGACCCGTTTGTCGATGATGTTGAAGGCGTACGGGTCGTTGCGCACCGCCGCGCGGGAACGTGAGCGCAGGTTGCGCAATGCCGGAATGGCAATGCTGTTGAAGCCTGCGTCGGGTGCATCCCAACTGGCGGAACGACGCCCTTCGGCAGCCCCTTCGTAACTGGCCTTGATGTTCGAGGGGATCAGGAAACCGCTGCGGCCCAAGGTGGGAAAGTGATGAGCCATTACAGTCCCTTGCCTCCATGGTAAAGCCGCACGATGCGCGACCGCGGACCGGCCGCCGCGATCAGCGAGCTGCGAATTTCGTCGCGTGCCCTGAGCAGTTCGTCGATGTCGCGGTACTCAACATTTCGATCCGCGTAGCGCACGATTTTTTCGCCGCGCGCGATTGCCTTCTCGACTGCATCGAGTTGCTGTTGGGTAAAGGCCATGGGGATCGCTCTAAAGTAGAAAGACAACGTAATGTGCAACTGCGCGCTTCCACTCAGCGCCGCTTGAGGTAGCCGCTGCTGGAGCTTCGTCGCTGTGGTGGTCGTGCAACGGGCAGCGGTGCTGCTGCCGGCTTGGGCGGTGGCGGTACGGTGTCGGCAGGTTGCTGCCCTGGTGGCGCCGGGGTGCTGATGCGCTCTGTTGTGACGGCTTTCTCGCCTGGTGGCGCCGCCTGAAACAGCGCATTTTTCACCCGTTCCCAGTCGTGTTCCTTGTAGCGGTTCAGTCCCAGGTAATGCGCCATCGCCAAGCTGTACACCATCAAATCGAGCGCCTCGTTGCGCTCAGCCTTGCCCTTGACCCACTCTATTTTTTTGTAGCCTTTGACATAGCGGGTCACCTTGCGCTCGGCGACGCATTGGGCAAAAAAGTCGTCTGGCAGGTCGTTGGCAAAGTGCAGCGCACCGGGACCGTCTTCCACCGGATAGCGGTTGTAAATCCAGTCCTTGGCGGTATCGGTACCGATGAACCACAGCTCCACGCCCTTGCGTTCGGTGAGGCCTTTCCAGGTGACATCCATCATCGATGGCCGCTGCGCAATCACCGGACGACCCGGCTTGCTCGCACCCTTGACCGCGAAGATGTTGCGCCAGCGCCGCAGCCGGCAGAATTGGTACACCTCGTCGGTGTGGTTGCCACCGGAGTCGATGCCGGCCGCCCGGATCGTCAGTTCCGCGCCACACGGATGCGGGTAACGCGCCTTGAGTTTGTCGTCGAGTACCGCCCAGGTTCGTTCGTCGGATGGATCGCCCCAGATCACCTGGTAGTCGATGATCCAGCGCTCCATGCCGGCACCCCAACCGACCACCATGAACTCCAGCCGGTTGGCTTGAACGTCGACCGAGGCCGTGAGCATCAGCACGGCAAACGGCATCGAACCCAGACCGTAGGTTTCCAGGCGTGCCCGGGCCATCAGCACATCGGCTTTGGTCTGCTCTTGGGCACTGTCCCAGACCTTGGCCAAACGGGTGTTATAGAACACCTGCATAGGCTCAAGATCACCGCGAGACATGGCTGTTTTGGCCTTCTCGAACTGCTTGGCCAACGAAGCCCAACCGGTCCAGCCGGGCGGTGAGTACAACGCATTGAGGTTGAAACCGACGGTTTCGCCATCGCCCTCGGCATGCGCGCGCCATTCGCCCTTGGCCAACATCTCGCCCTTGTGATGTTCTTCGATCAGCACATCACAGTCAGGCCCGGCACACTCGTAGTGCGCCAGTTGGCAATCCGTCGAGTAACGCAGGCGCTCCCATTCCAGGACTTGCATGTGCCCGCAGGTCGGGCACGGCACATAGTAAAAACGCTGGTCGCTGGTCTCGAACAGATCGGCAATGCGCGAGGCGCCCCGGATCGTCGGCGAGCTGGAAAAATAGAACTTGGCGTTACGGCCAAACGTACTGCCCCGGGTTTCAGCCAGCTCAATGGGATCGCCCTCCTCCCCGACATCCACCACCCAGCGATCCACTTCATCACCATAGATGTAGCGGGCCGACAACTCCGACAGGTTCGCCGCCGAGCCGGCAGTGGTGACGTACAACGAACCACCTTCGAACTCCTTGGTGTCCATGGTGTTGCGCGCATCACGCGAACGGTTCGCCGCCACCCGTTCGCGCAGCACTGGGGTGGCCTTGATGGTCTTGCCGATGCGCGACGAGACTCGCTTGGCCAACCCCAGGCTGGGCAACAGCGTGAGAATGTTTGACGGCGCCATATGGATCAGGCCGCCAATCCAGTTCAAGGCGATCTGGGTTTTCATCAACTGCGAGGCCACCATGGTCACCACGCGTTTGCACGGATGTGCCGGCGACAGACAACGCATCGGTTCACGGGCATACGGTGTTCGCGCCGTGCGGTATTGCCCTGGCTCGGCAGCCCCCGCATCACGCGGGATGCGCATAAACTCGTCAGCCCACTGATCGATCCAGACATCAGGCTCAGGCCGCAGCCCGCGGAAATACGCCTCCCGGTACACCGCTGCACCGTCGGGCATTTCTGCTGACATGGATTAACTCGCTGCAGTCAAAGAATGAATGAGGTCTGTCGAGGACATCCGTTCAGCATCGTCCAGCACGCGGCGCAATGCGGCGGTGAGGTGCTTTTCGATTTGCCAGTGATCGCTCATGGCGGCCAATTCGGGCGCCAACTGTGGCGGCATGCCCAGCAACAGATCCCGCAGCATCCGCCCCGTCGTGTACGCCGCCGTTTTGACCGCTTCCAGCTCGACATGGGCGCCACGATTCTTGTGAAACTCGCTCTCGGTCAGACGTGACTCGTAAAACTCGCGGTAGGCACGAGACTCCTGAAAGTCTGGTATGCCTTCGGCGGACAATGGTGCCTGGAGCGGGACAGTGGTTGGTGGTTCGTATGCGATGTGAGGGGCCGGGGGATTTCCTTCCGGCCTGCGCTGAATTCGTTCACGCTCGTGCCGTGCCGCCACATTGGCTTTGCTCGGATCCGCGGTGCTGAACAGGAGTCGGTCCGTTGCCTCGACATCCACCATGCCGTCCGCCATCAGAACCAGGCGTCCGCTCTTGGCCAGCTTCGACACATAGGGTTTCGACCAGCCTTGGCGAGTGGCGAACTCCGCTTTGGTGAGTGCTGTCATGTCCATGCCTTACGGTTAACCCGGCGGAGCCGATAGTTAACCAACTAATTTACTCGGTTAACTCTCGGTTAACTCTCGGTTAACCGCTGGAAAGCCACGGCCTGCTTGGCTTTCAGGTGTTTTGATAGCTACCGAAGGAGTTAACCAACTGTTTTACTCGGTTAACTCCTTAGTTAACCGCTCTGCAAGCCACGGCCCGCTTGGCTTACAGGCGAATTAAGGGATGACCGAGTTAACCTGGTTAACTCCTAAGTTAACCGCCCTGTAAGCCTTAACCCATAAGGCTTTCAGCCTTGTTAACCATGCCAGTTAACCAGTTAACTAACTTTGGCGGGGTGCCGCTAACGCGTTTGCGCGAGTCTTATGCCCCGTGTTCCTTGGAAGTTGCCAGGGTCCCCGATGGGTCTGGAGACCTCGAAGATCCCGCGCTGGTTGTAGACCGCGTTTGAAACGGAGGCAGTCGAGACCGCTTGTTTGGAGCTCATGCTGATAGCGCTGCAATCTGGCGGACAATCTCGTCATGGATCAGTTTGGCAGACCAGGTATGCGCGATGAGGTCAGTGCCGGCTTCCAACATTGCGGCATCCCCCTCGACGGGAATGGCCGGCTTGTCACTTAGATCGTTGTAGCTACCCGAGAAGTCCGAAGTTCCACTGCCAATAGCGGTACGAGCCGCGGCGGCATCAGCACTCACCAGCACTGCCTTACCGACGTCCGAGGCGTCCGTGATGTTGTCCGAGGTGATGTCGCCCGGAGTGCCGGCTGCGTTGCTCGATCCCTTCACCACAGCTTGAAGTACTTGAAAGCCTTCAGTGATGGAGACAGGACTACCGTAAGGCTGCCAGCCATCGGCCATGGACTCGGCCAGCTTGGTCACCAGATCATCGGCATTGTCGGCAACAACTGCGCCATATTGGGTGTAGGCCATTATCTAAACCTCGCGATTGAATGATTGAGCTGTGAGTGGCTGACATGCAGGCGACTCACCACAATGGATGCGGCCCGTGACGGCGTAGGCCATCATGAGCACAAGAGGCAGCAACCAAGGACGACGCTTCACGGCGCCGAATCCGATTTTGGAAACTTGCTTTCAGCAATCCGATCAGCCCAACAGGCGACTTTCTTCACCCCAAGGAAGCCCACCCAAATACCGACCGGCTGGGCCAGCGACGGCGACAAGCCCATCAGCTCGAAGCCCCAGATAATGCTCAGGGAGAGCAAGACACACATGGGGCCTTCGATCAGTGCATCCTTCCAGGTACCGCCGCTGTAGAACACACGCAGCACGGTCATGCACAACGACAGAAATGCCGCAAAAATCGTCTGCGAGTGTTGACTCAGCCACGTAAAAACAATGGCCCAGGTATCTGGTTTATCCGGCATGGACAACATCTCGGCATGTTCCCGACAAGGGAATTGAGGTTTCAAAAGGTGGCGTTCTCCGCTGATGGGAATCCCAAAAACAAAGAAGCCCCGCACAATGGCGAGGCTTTGGAGCGGCAAATAAAAAGCCCGACGCAATGGTCGAACGCTTCTATGGTGTCGCGCTGTACAGCTGAACACGTTGCTATAAAAGCAGAGCTATTCCATATGGACAACTGTTTTTATAGGTATTCGGAAAATCCTATTTGGTTTGCAAATTTACACCACTTGATCCCTTTCACCGGCGCACAGAGACGTTCGCACCGGCAGAT